CCGGCGCGTGAGGAGTTCGACAACCTGATGAACCAGCGGGTGTTGCCCGAGATGGGCACCATCTACCACCAGTTCGTGTCGAACGGACCCAACGTCACGGATGACCAGGACCTCATCGCTGTGATGAACATCGCTGAGAAGTCTGGCGGCATGACCCCACGCCTGGCCCGGATGATCATCGCCGACATCTTGGGCATGGACGAGCATGCGCTGCCGCTCCTCGACGCCAGCATCAAGCCGGATGTCCCGTTCACCATCCAGGTGGCGGAAGCGGTCAAGAACACGGCCGAGCCGCTCCACCAACTCGCGGTGAAGAGCCTGAACGAGTCGGCGGACAACTCCAACACTCTGGTCCAGCTCCTGAAGCTGCGCGAGGACCTGGAGAGCGCGCTCCTGAAGCGCCATCGCGAGAATCGTGGCCAGGATGCGCTCTGAGGACTTCAGCCGGCTGCTGACGGTTGACACCATCCTGGCCAAGGCTGCGGGTGCCACTGCGGACGCCATGTTCATGGGCCTGGAGAACCGCCTGCGCTCAGCCTTGCTCACGGCGTGGACAGAACGTGCGCAGGCGGCAGTTTCACGGGGTGTGGCAACCTTCCGTGGGGGTGCAGGCAAGGAGGCAGTCCTGCGTGCCCTCGCTGCCCCGTTCAAGAAGCTGCAGCGCGACGTCTCAGCTCCGGTCGGCTCGACCACACGGACGGCCTACATCGAGGGCAAGCGCGAAATCCTGACCAGAGCCTTGTCCAGGACCAAGAAGGTTGCGAAAGGCCCCAAGGACCCATTGATTGAGGCAGGATTCACCCTGCGCGACGAGCGCGCGATCGATGCCTTGATCGACGGCCAACTCAACTGGATTGACGAGTTCTACGACAGCGGGTTGTCGGAGTCCATCGACGCCATCGTCACAGATGCGATGTTCGAGACAGGCCTGGGCCGGTCTGAAGCTGGAGCGCTACTCGAGGCCAAGCTCGTCGAACGGCTTGGGCTCGGTGACATCGTTGGTCTGAACAAGCCCAGCTCCTACTTCGAGATGCTGGCTGCCAACGTCGCGGGCAACGCTCGGGTCAGAGGCCAGATCGGGCAGATGGCCCAGATCGGTGTCACCAACTACGTCATCGTGGCCGCTGGCGATGAGAAGACTTGTTCCAGATGCGTGTTCATGGACGGAAAGAACGTCCAGGTGCAGCACGCGTCCAAGGTTATGGCTGCTCTCGACGAGGCAGACACCCCCGAACGTGTGAAGGAACTGCATCCGTGGGCTGGGAAGTTGTCGGACATGGAGGATGCTCCAGCGTCGTTCACGTTCCCACCATTCCATGGGTCCTGCCGCTGCGTGGTGGACATCTCCGAGGACGCTGAGATCTCATTCGAGCCGCTACCCGGCTGGGGATGAGCTTAGAATCAGGGCATGAGCCGACGAGCCATGCCCGCGACCGAGTTCATCCGTGTCCGCAAGGACGCGTCCACCAAGTCGACCGTGACGAGCGACGCTGTGGGTGGAGCGGGCAAGGCTCCTCCGGCCCAGGGCCTTGTCCGCGACTACCCTGGCACCCGGGTGAAGATGCCGCCTGTCGACGACACCGCCGACACCAGTGAAGAGATCACGCTGCCACGGAAGTGTGGGTGCACGGACGTCAAGAAGTGTGCCTGCCAAGCGCCTGCCGTCAAGGCGGAGGAGCCCACGGTAACCACGCCAGAGGTTCCCGAGGTCAAGGCACAGCAGGAGGATGCCAACGCGGTGGCGGACGATGCGCCTGGTGTCATGCTCGCCCTCGTCGTGCCAGAGCATGTCGCCAAGTCCCTCGTCCAGCCGGACGGGACTCCTCACCACGAGATGCATGTCACCCTTGGCTACTACGGCAAGGTCGGCAAGGACATCCACAAGGATGCAGTCGAGACGGTCACGAAGTGCGTGGCCATGTCGGCGGAGGGCTACAAGCCGGCCAAGGCCCACATCGGCGGAGTCGGCCGGTTCAACGGCAGCAAGACGAGCGACAACAAGGATGTCTTGATCGCTCACGTCGACAGTCCGGGTCTGCACGAGATCCGTGACCACCTCATCGAGCACGTCAAGAAGTGTGCGGCGATGGCTTCCTCTGCCGATGGCCAGGTTGCCGAGGCCAATGGACCGAGCCCACGGACCGACCATGGCTACACGCCGCACATCACCTTGAAGTACATGGATCCCGAGGCCGACATGCCGATTCACAAGTTGCCTCGGCAGGAGTTCACATTCACCCATCTCCTGATGTCTGTGGGTAAGGAAAAGACGCTGTTTCCTCTGGGTGAGCGGCGCGACGTCACCAAGGCAATCTGGATGCCAATCATCAAGGCTGATGATGAGAAGCGTCTGGCCACCGGCATCGTCCTCCAACCGGAGATTGTCGATGCCCAGGGAGACATCATCGGCGCCGACGTCATCGAGCGGACGGCCCACAACTTCCTCGCCCGGTACAACAAGGCCACCCAGCTCGGACTCCAACACGAGATCATGAAGCCTGATGGGGTTGATCTGGTCGAGTCCTACATCGCTCCTGCCGACATGATGATCAACAACAGGCTGATCGTGGCAGGAACCTGGATGATGACGGTTCGTGTCAGTAACGATGTGCTCTGGACCAAGATCAAGACCGGGCAGCTCGGCGGGTTCAGCATCGGCGGCGTGGCCCGGGTCCAGCGCCTGGCAGTTTGAACTTCATCCGTTCAGATAGGATTAGCGGGTCAACAATGTCAGCATCATCGGCCAAGCAGCGTCTGGTGGCGATCGACGTCGGTGAGGTTTCGATCGTCGACCATCCGGCGAATGAAGCGCCGTTCGTGGTGACCAAGTCCATCGAAGGAGCACCAGTGACGATCAGCGACCAGCCCGTGGTGAAGTCCGACGGAGTGATGCTCGACCCGGCGACTGCCGCGGATGTCACTCTCCAGGCAGCCCGCAATCTCATGTATCGGGTCAGCGACTCGATCAGCGACCCGGCGAAGACCGCAGAGAACCAAGCCAATCTCACGAGGATCATGACCATGATGCAGAACGCAACCACCTTCATTGCCATGGTCAATAAGGCCATGGAGCCCGTCGTCACCGAGGTCGCCAAGGCCAAGGATGCCGAGGAAAAGGACAAGCCCAAGGGCAAGCTTCCCGCCTTCATGAAGGAAGCGCTGGCCAAGGTCCAGGAAGCGATCAAGGGCCTGGACCCGGACGCGGCTGCCGAGGACGACGAGGCCACCAAGACCACGAAGGCCATCGAGATCATCCTCAAGGCGGGCAAGGCCCAGTTCAGCAAGGACCGGATGTCCAAGCTGCACGAAGCGTTCAAGCACATGGGCTCGCTGTACAAGGAAGCGGACCTGGAGGGCTTCCAGAAGGCCATGGACGAGTGGGCTGCCAAGCCGGCCACGGCGCAGTCCGGTGGCGAGGCTGCTTCCGGCGGTGGCGGCACGACCGGCACCAACGTCAACGCGCCCAAGCCCGCGACGGCGAGCGAGGCGAGCGCGAACAAGGCCATGGAGGACGTCGCCAAGGCGCTCGCCGGCATCACGAAGTCCGTCACCGACCTGGCCGCCGGACAGGCCGCGCTGATCACCGGCCAGACCGAGGTCACCAAGCGCGTCGAGACCATCGAAAAGGTGGAGGCCATCTCGAAGTCTCTGCCCCAGGGCACCGACGGCAAGCCCGTCGTCAAGCAAGCGTCTATGTGGAAGGGCATCCTCTGATCTGAGCCCGTCCTGCTCTCATCTCAACTCAACTGGCGATCACCCTTCCAACACAAGAAACAAGGACAACTGAACCATGGGCACCACCAACGAGGAGCTGGTCCAGGCGAACGTCGAAAAGGCGGTGATCACCACCGACAATCTGGCGTCGCAGGGCAAGCTGAATCCCAAGCAGGCCGACAAGTTCATCGATTACGTGTTCGACCTGTCGGGGCTGAAGAACAACGCTCGCACCGAGCGCTTCAACAACGAGCAGATGTACATCGACAAGATCGGTGTCGGCAAGCGCGTGGCGATGCCCGCCGTCGAGGCGCAGGCGCCGACCGGCCGGCGTGGCGTGTCGACGAGCCGCGTGATCCTCCAGCCGAAGGAGATCATCGTGCCGTTCGAGATCGGCGACACCTTCAGGGAGATCAATCTGGAGGGTGACGGCGTGGAAGACCACATCATCAAGATGATGGCCGCCCAGTTGGGCAACGACCTCGAGCAGTTGTACATCGAGGGCGACGTGCTCGGCCGCGCCGCGACCGAGGGTGACATCGTCGACGGTGGTGACGCCGTGAAGCAGATCAAGGACACCTACCTGGCGATGGGCAACGGCTGGTTGCGCCAAGCGGACTCGGCCAACGTGGTCGACGCCGCGGGCCAGAACATCGGCGCCAACCTCTTCAGCAAGGCGATGAACGCCATGCCGGCGAAGTTCAAGCGTGACCGCGCCAACATGCGATGGATCACCTCCATCGACGTGGAGCAGCAGTTCCGCGAGCGCGTGTCGGCGCGTGGCACCATCGCCGGTGACCAGGCCCTGATGTCGACGCAGGCGCTGACGCCGTTCGGCACGCCCCTGGTACCATTCCCGCTGTACCCGCTGAACTACCGCGAGGTGGAGCACGTCGTGGTCACCGGCACCACGCCGACCTCGCTGCGCCGGAGCAACCTCCAGCTCGGCTCGGTGGTCGTCACCCTGGCGACGCTCGGCGCTGCTCCGACCACGCCGTTCATCGAGAACACGGACTACAGCATCGACTACGCGGCGGGCACGATCACCCGCGTCGGCGGCACCATCGGCTCGGGTGCCACGGTCAAGGTCACCTACGGCGCTTCGCCGACGATGCTCCTGACGCACTACCGCAACCTGATCGTCGCCATCGGCCGCGACATCCGCATCGAGAAGGATCGCGACATCTACCGCCGCGCCAACCAGTACGCCATCACCCTCAAGGTCGACATGACCCTGGAGGAGACGAGCGCGCTGGTCAAGGTCGTGAACATCGGCACCAGCACCTGATCCTCGCTGTCCGGGGCGTGACCCGGAACTGAACCGCCCCAGGCCCTCGCTGGGGCTTGAGGCGTCAGAGGCACCCCGGCGAGCCTGGAATCCGCCGACCCACCGACAGGAGCACGACCATGGGCGCCAGTAACTTCAGCGGAGCGTTCGACAAGAACCCAGATTTCTTCGACGGCGATGGTCGTCAGACGCGCGACAACAAGACCAACGCGGTCCCGTCGCAGTATGACTTCCTCAAGGAGGCAGGCCAGCGCCTGATCCGTCGCCAGAAGGAAGCGGCGGACGGCGCGGCAGCCACTGCCACCGCCGAGCATCCGTTTTTCTTCGTGGAGGGCTTCAAGAAGTCCATCCAGTCGGTGAAGTTCCTGCCCGCGGCAGGCATCACCGCGGACAACACCAACTTCGCCACGTTCATCGTCCGTGCGCGCAAGGCGGACGGCACCCTGGTGGGCATCGTCGCTCAGGGCCTGACCACCATCACCGGCCTTGGCAACTTCACGGCGTTCGTCGCCAAGACCATCCCGCTGACCAATGCGGCGGGCACGCTCGTCGTCGCCATCGACAACGCCAACCTCGATCTCGGCATCGGATGGATGCTGACCCTCGAGATCACCAAGTCTGGCGCCGGTGTGGTTGTCCCGGCTGGTCAGCTCGTCGTCAACCTGAAGTGACCCCAAACAGGGGTATGGTCTAACCCGTACCCTTGGAGGAAATGAACATGGCGAGCGCAGATGTGACTCTGAAAGAAGGACTGTCGTACACCATCAGCGACGGTCCGCACCAGTACAAGTTCGTCACCGAGCGGTCCACGCCGGTCACGGGCGCCGACTTCATCGACCGGCTGAAGACGATCAGCTGCCTGATCGTCACGGTCCACGAGGACAAGCCCGTGGTGCCGCTCAAGGCCGTGCCCAAGGCCAAGGTCAAGGTCCAGCCCGTCGTCGAGCCTGACCCGATCGACGTGCCCGACCCGGAGCCCGAGGACACGGGTGATGACGACGACCAGGCCGACGAGCCCACCGACGAGGTCACTGACGGCGAGGAGCCCACCGAGGAAGCCCCGCCGGAGGAGCTGACCGAGGATGAGCCCGAGGAGCTGCCCCCGCCACCGCCCGTCAAGGCGGCCAAGGCCAAGGGCGGCAAGGCCAAGGGTAAGTGACCATGGCGATGGTCTGGATCCGCGTGCTCCCTCAGGCCATCGGCCGGCCGGTCCAGCTCGATGGCGGAGTCAAGCACCGGAGCGTCGAGGGTGACACCCTCCTGCTGACCCCGGGCCACTCCAGGGAGATCACTGATGAAGAGTGGGCCTTCGTGCAAGCCAACCACGCTGATCTCCTGCCCGGCATCGAGCGACTCAACGACGACAGCTTCAGCGCGGCTGAAGTTGTTGATCAGCTTGGCTAGCGGCGACACGCTGGTCCTAGCTCTGCCCTCCCAGCTTGATGAATGGGAGCGGCGCAAGCCCGATCCGAGCTTCCAAGCCCAGATCAGAGGCTTGCTCCTGACCCTGGACGGTCGGAGTTACGCGCTCGCTGCCCCGCGAGCCTTCCGGCGTGTCCTCTACAACGTTGAGATCGTCCCTGGCCCTAGTCCAGGTGGCGGTGAGAACGTGCCGCCTGCGGCAATCCGTGCCAGCTACGCGGCAGATGTCGTGCTCACGAGCATGACCCTGTACCTGAAGGGCGAACCTCCCATGGTCCGGTTCGATGTGCGTCTGGCAGGCAAGTTGCGCTGGTCACCGTAGACTAGGGCATGCCCTACGCAACCGTCGCCGATGCCCGTGCAGAGGGTGTCCCTGTGTCCATCGTCGACGCGACCATCCAGACGCAGCTGGATCGATGGTCGAAGTTCATCGACGAAGCCACGCATCAGTGGTTCGAGCCGAGGACACTGTCGCTGCTCCTCGATGGCAACGACTCGCGCACCTTGTTCCTGCCCGTCCCAATCATCAGCCTGACCTCGCTGTTCATGAACGCCAACTTCACGACGGCGGTCAGCCCCGCGTTGTACGCGGTCTACAGCTCCCAGACTGCGCTGCGCGATGATCGCAGGAACCCGATGATCAAGCTCGCCCAGTCAGGCTTGGGCGTGTTCGACGCGGCGGACTTCCGCATGGGCTCGATGTTCGTCGCAGGCGCACAGAACCAACAACTCAACGGTTCGTTCGGATTCGTCGAGGCTGATGGGACGACTCCGGCGCTGATCAAGCGCGCGGTCCTGAAGCTGTCGATCAAGGAACTGATCGCTGGCGGCGGCAAGCTCTGGAACCAGGTGTCCAACGGTCCGTTCACCCAGGGCACGGTCACCTCTGAGACCACGGACGGCCACAGCATCACCTACAACGCGTTCCAGTACAAGCCGATCGCGGCGGGCTTGAACGGGATCACCAACGACGCAGAAGTGGACAACATCATCGTGATGTACCGCAGTCCGCTGAAGATCACCTCGACAGTCGGCCGCGGTGGCCCCGACCGGAGGTGGTAACCATGGCGCTCCCACGCCTCATCCATCCTGTCCAGGTCACGTTCGAGCGCTTCGACAGCGCCAACATGGTCATGGACAACGACGCCAGAGAGCCAATCCATGGCGTCCGCAACCAGTCGACTGGGACTGTTGTCATCCCTTGCCAGGTCCACTGGGACGCGTTCGACGTTCCACAGGCCAACGTCGGCGGCACCACCAACGAGAATCGTGGGTATTTTCTGGCCCGCTCGTACGACATGGATGCAATCCTTGGCACCAACGTCCGGCTCAAGCGCGGTGACCACATCACCCAGTACATGAGTCGCAACGGAACCGAGGTCATCCCGATGGACCTGTACATCAGCCACGGTGACCCATTTGGGCATTACCCGGAGCGTGGCGCTAGCCTCTGGAAGTACCACGTCACGGATCGCGACCCGGTGCAGTGATGCCTGTCGCCAAGGTGGAGCTCAAGATGACTGGGGAATGGAAGCGGATGGCCGCTGCCATGGACTCCAAGCGTTTTGAGAAAAACCTGGAAGCGAACATCAACAAGGCCACAATCTTCAACGGCCTGATGGTCGCTGGCGAGATCAGGCGCCGCATCAAGGCTCGGAAGTACGCCAAGAATTCCGAGCTGACCGTGCTGATCAAGCGGTCCTCGACACCACTGATCGACGATGCAGACCTCTGGGGGTCTGTCACCAGCAAGAACATCAGCGCGTATGCTGTCTTTGTTGGCGTCTTACGCACCACTCTGGCACCCAACGGTCGGCCGATGGTCAATCTCGCGGAGTTCTTGCACTCTGGCGGCGCGTTCCCTGTCACTGAGCACATGCGGAACCTGTTCATTTTGCTGTCGGAGGTTGGCCAGGGCAAGCGCGACAAGTCGACCTTGACCGGACGTGCAGCCGAGCTAGCCAAGGCACTCGGCAAGCGTATCGAGCAGATCAAGCCGCTCAAGCCGTCGACCACACACATCGTCGTGCCACCCAGGCCGTTCCTGACGGACGTCCTCAACGACGCCAGGATCCTGAAGAAGTGTGAAGCCAACTGGCGCAAAGCTGCGCAAGCGGCGATGAAGGATCAGGCCTCAGGCTCACCGGGCAAGGGCGGTTCGCCTGGCGCATCAGCCGAGGCATCCAACCCCGACAAGAAGTCAGCTTCCAGCCCTGGTGGAGGGAAGCCATCTAAGAGTCCAGCCAACCGTTCAGAAGCAGCCAAGCGAGGCTGGCAGACCAGACGCTCCAAGGCTGCTCCGCCGACCAAGTAACCAGGAGGAATCAATGGCACTATTCGCACTCTCGCAACGCACAGTCCAGACCGTGGCCGGCAATGCCTCCTGGGAGGTCCGCTCGACGGCGGGCAATAAGCCCAAGATCCTGCAGATGGAGCTGACCCAGGTCACCGCCGTCGCTGGTGGCTACGGCATCGGTCGTCCGGCAGCCATCGGGATCACGCCAACCTCACCGCAGACCTTCGTGGATGAGGCGGACGGAAACGGGGCTGCTGCCAACACGACGGCGGCAGTCGCCTGGGGCACGGCGCCGACCATCCCCACCAACTTCAACAGGCGCTACACAGCGGCCGGTTCGATCGGCGCAGGCTTCATCGCCGTGTTCCCGGGTGGGCTCGGGATCCCGGTGTCGTTCTCGATTATCATCTGGGTGCTGTCCACGGCGCCAGTGTGCGACGTGTCGGCTGTCGTGTCCGAGTAGTCCAACAATGTAGGTAAGGGAGAGGTTCAAATGGCTGTTCCAAAGTTCAAGTTTCGCTCGTCGTACGACCTGGAAGGCGACATGCTGCCCTGGATCCAAACCAATTCGTCATGCGGCACCGTCGTCAACCTGTTCTTCGACCCGGGTGGCTCGGGTCAGTGGTTCTTGTTCTACATGGAGCCGTAACATGCCTGATCCGTTGAAGGGGAATCGCGACACCTTGCCCGACCACTGCACCCCGGACGGGGACAAGGTCGTGGAGACGCTGTCCATCCGCATCCATGCGAGTGGCGCGCTCTCTGTGGTTGGCCCGATTGACAATCACGCCTGGGCATTGGCCGTCCTGGACAACGCTCGAGACGCGATCAACAACCACCACAACCCTCAACGCAAGGGTGGGCTCATCGTTCCTGGGAACGACGTGTCAATCCAGAAACTCTGAGGTCCAATGCCGAAGACCGACCATGGGCTATACGTCAACACCCAGCTTGCTCAGCAGCTCAATGCGGCTGTCGAGGCTGTGGAAGTCCTAGAAGCTCCAATCTGGGGCGATGACTTGGCGTCGGATGTCGACGCTCAGTGGCAGGACAGCAAGCTCGTCGGCCGGTCGCGGCTGCTCAACGCTGGCGGACTCGCCCCGGCACATGCCGCGTTGGGCTATTCGTATCTTCGCACGGCGCCAAGGCTCGAACGGGTTGGAACATCCACGGGCGAGTACGGCCACCTCAAGCACAAGACCATCCCGTGGAACTGGTTGACCCGCATCACCCCGCTCGCAACCAACACCACGCTCGCGACAGCGACCCGCCACGACACCGCGCCAATCACCATCTACATGCCAGAGACGGCAGAGCGGGTGATCGAGTCGGCGCGGCTGATCATCACGTTCCGCACCGAACACCCGGCTGGGACGATCAACGTCACCAACACGAGGGTCGGATTCCAGCTCGGCGCTGGGCCGACTGTGGACTACGATCGGCCGTTCACGACCGGAACCACGGCGACGCGGAACCTGCTCGGCATGGTCGACCAAGATGTCACCGAGTACATGAAGCGCTGGGTGTCTGGGACGTCCATGAGCGCCGTGGCTTCGCTCGCAGTCGCCGAGGGCTCAATCGCGGCGGTGAACAACATCACGTTCAAGCTCCTGTTGACCTACGCCCACGCGCCGACCACGGGAACGCGCCTGAAGTGCATCAGAATCCCAATCCAGTCGTCGATCACGGCGCTGACGATCACCCAGCAGGAGCTTGGCACCGACGGGACCAGCCCAGCGCCTAGCGGCCAGATCCCGGCGCTGGACACGTTCCTCCCAGAGCTGAGCAAGGTCTATCGCCAGGCCACGCTCTGCATCTGGGGCAACGACGGTGCCACGGTCGGGACCAACTTCACACCACAGCTACAGATTGACGCGCTGGCCGAGATCCCACGCGCGACCATCGACGCGACAGAAGGCACGCAGGTCATCTACTATGACCAGGTCGACATCGCTCCGTTGATCTCGCCAGCAGCGACCCACACCGTCAACATGCGCGGTGACACCGTGACGACGGCTCGGATGTACTGGGTTGGCGCGATTCTGGAGGTGGTGTACGAGTACGACCATGCCTCGACGCTGGCCAACAACCTTGCAATCTATGAGGCACTCGTCCCACTGACGATGTCAGACGGGATCAGCCCAGGCTCTCCAATCTATGACAACGCTGGCAGCAGCGCGTTGACCCTCCAGAACTACCAATGCGTTGTCGCGTCTCTGGACGTACACGAGCCAGCGCCGGTGACCCTGGTCCAGTCCGCCGTGTTCGCGATCACCAACGTGTCGTCGTCTGGGGCACTGTCGCACAAGCTCGCTGGCAACCAACCGGCGCGGGTGTACACGCCGATCTCGAGCATGGGGCCAACGCCGATCATCCACAGGGTCGACATCAACAACGGTTGGTCACTCCAGCGCGGTCGGAACAGGCTGCCATTCTTCCTTGGCAACTCTGCCGGTCGGACAACCACCCAGACCTCCTACGCCATCATCAACTACACGGCCGGCGTGCTCGGCGACGTCGACAACGGGATGCATCCCGTCAACTACAACATCGACCAGCAGCAGCCTGCCAACACGGTCGGCAGCATCGACCTCACGCCGCAGAACGCGGCCACGCGGCTCGTCCAGCTCGGCAGCACGTTCAGGATTGCAAGCGCGTTGATCGAGGTCTGGATGCACCAGAACCTGCAGGGTGCCTATGGCATCGAGCAACAGGCCGGCGAGCGTGACGGCTCGGCGTTCTTTGGAAGTAACTTGACGCTGGTGCAAACTGGTGTCGTTGGCGACGTCAAGACCACAGCGATGCCAGTCATCTTCGCGATGACCAACGTCCTCAACCGCGACAGCCTCCATAGCGGCAACATCGACATCAGGAAGCCACGCCGCCAGATCCTCGAGAGCAACACGAACCAGATGACGGCGATGTTCTCCTGGTGGGTGTCGTACCACCAACATGCCTATCCAATCTCTGGGACGGTCACTGTCAACGGGGCGAACGCACCTGCGGGCGCAACCGTGGAAATCTGGGCCAACGACCCGAGCAACTTCCTGCTCCCAGTTGACCTGGTCACCAAGGCCACGGTCGGAGCGGCCGGAGCGTTCAGTGCCACGGTGCCTGACGATGTCCGCACCTACTTCTGCGCGTACCACAACGGCAGCAACCACGGCGTGTCTCAGGTGGCAGCGCCGTCGAGCGGGTTCAACATCACCATCGGCGCGGTGTCGACTGATGTCCAGGTCGACTACAGCGCCATGGGATTGCTCGCCAGCGACCCCAACCCGTTGATCCCGTTCACAATCGGCTCTGGAAACGCGGAGTACAGCCTCGACGGTGCAGGGTTCGTCGGGATATTCTCGCCAGTCTCTCTGCCGGGGTTGGCAGACGGGTTCCACACGCTCATCATCCGTTCGATCTCCAACCCGGCCAGCTTGCAGACCCTGTCTTGGACCCTCGACTCCACGCCGGCCGGACCCTCGGACGGCACGCCCCCGACGATCACTGTTATTTCGCCACCTCCTGGCAGCGTAATCGGTCAGGGCACGCCCCTGGTGTTTCGCTACAGCGACGAAACCGGATTGCGTAGGCCACTGCCCTGCGCCAAATTTCAGCAGCCAGACGGCAGCTTCAAGTACGAGCTGATCCATGATGGGGACAGCTTCACGGCCGACTACCAAGGATCAAAGACCATCGTGCAAGCTTCGCCTCCCATCTGGGAGTACAAGGTAACACGCCGGGGCGGATGGGGCGCAACCATCCCGTACCTCGGTGGCAGCCCCACGCTTGTCCCGTTCGGCACCGACACTGGCGGCAACGAGCCTGCCTGACGCAGGTACGATCGGCCTGTGGCCGAACGCCTGAAGACCCTACCCCACGACTTCGAGTTCATCGAGGACAACAGGTCCACGTTCACGCTCGTGGGAGACATCCGCCTTGATCCGCGCGCCAACTGCGTGCAGCTCCTGGCGACCGCTGGCGTGTACCCAACCGTTGGCGAGCAGTACATCGTCACGCCCATCTACAAGCCCAAGGCCGTCCGCCAGTGGGTCGGGTTCCAAGTCGACATCCTGCATGTCAACGATGGTCCCGACGTCCAACTGACCGGCGATGGCTACCGCTTGAGCGACGGCACGACCCAGTTTGCCTGGGACGGAGCGGCCTGGTCGCCAGCAGGATCAACCTGGAACACAGAGGCCCAGGTTGCCGCCCACATCGCGAGCTTCCCGGCGACGAGCCGCCAGCTCCAGGTCCTCGTCCGGCTGAGCACGACTGACCAGAACGTCACGCCAACTCTGTCAGCGGTCCGCATCGCCTGGGTGGGCAAGGTCGAGATGTTCGAGGACATCGTGTTCAGGTCTCTGGTCCCTCTGATGCGCACAGTCCGCGTCGTCGTGGACTTCGCCATCAAGGTGGCAGTTCCTGGCGGATTCAACCTCGATGTGAAGTCCTCAGTTGCAGCTGCGTCCCTGAAGTTCAACGTTGCGGACGTCGAGGCGGTGTTCAACAACAACCTGGACCCCGACCACTACGACAACCTGCTCCAGTCCTACAACCCGTCCACAGGAATCGCGACGCTCGCCACGGCTGTCCCGGTCGGCCAGTTCGCGTTCTGCCGGCTCGTCCTCCAACCCCAGGTTGCTGTCGAGAACACGGCGCAAGATTTCATCGAGGTTGAGACGGTTCCGGCCCTGCAGATCACCAACATCGAGGCCGTGGATTCTCAGCCGCTTTCTGTCGAGACCGGCATCGTTAACAAGGGTGACGGGACAGCGATCGTCATCCCACCCCCGTACCGCTTCACGTTGCGGTTCACTATGATAGCCCTAACCCCTGGTGGGGTTGATCTCATGCGCATCCTGCGGTCAGTGGTGGAATTGGTGGAGTCCAACCCGACAATCACATCAATCGCGACGGATGAGCAGTACAGGTTCTGGATGATCAACGAGTTCACGAGCACGACGAATCCCACGGACAACAACTTGCAGTCGATGCAAGCGATGTTCGAGATCATGGACATCGTGACGTTCGAGAAACCGTCGGTTGTGACCAAGGCTGTCGAGCGACTGAACATCTATGGGCTCGGACGTGTTCGGGCACCCGTTTCCACCTAATCCCAGGAGAATGCAATGGCACAGCGTCGTATTGGTCCCACTCTCGGTGCAGGTGTCGTCGTGCTCGAGCGCGATTCGGCACGCCTCATCGACCCGGCGCCGCTCGGCGTCACCGTGTACGTCACCCCGACGGCGAAGGGCAGCATCACCAAGCTGAACTCGAGCTACAGCAAGCGCGAGTTCTATCGGAAGCTCGGCAATCGCATCGGCGGATTCGATGGCCCTGACTGCGGCTATGACTTCTGGGACCACTCGGTGGGCAAGGGTGAACTGCACGTCGTCCGTGTCGCTGCATCGGGCCAGCTCCGCTCGGCGATCGTCGACGTCTGGAGCCGCGAGCTGACCACGAACGTGGATGGGTTCGCCTCCACGGACGGCAAGGCTCGCCCGGTGCTCCGTGTCACCGCTGCTTCTGGCGGGCGCTGGGCTGGTCGTCGTCGCGCGATCCACCGCGAGGTGACGGTGATCGGCAACATCGGCGTGACCACGGTCACGACCGGCTTGACCATGCTGCAGGACGAGTGGGTTGGTGGCGTCGTCGCGCTCGACGGTGTCTCGACCAAGACCTACACGATCACGGGCAACACCACGGCAGGAGTCGTGTCGGTCAGTTCCGACAGCAACATGACCTCCGACATCGGCGGTGGAACCGACAAGGGCTACACCCTGATCATGAACACCGAGGTTGGGCCGGACGGCAACAACCGGACGCTCGGCGTGCTCATCAGCGACGGCGAGACCAACCCGGCGACGGAGTTTGGCCTGTCTGTCTTCGTCGATGAGGCGCTGGTCAAGCGCTGGGCGAACCTGTCCATGGACCCCGCGTCCAAGAACTACTTCGTTCGCATCATCAACGACGACCAGTCCAACTACGACATCACGGTCACGGACCTGCTCAGCCCGGCCAACCCCGTGCCGACCGATCGCCGACCGGCCAACGCCCAGGGCGTGATCACGGCCATCTCGGCGACGACGCTGACCATCAAGCCGTTCCAGGTCCGCCGACTCGTGGGCGCGTCCAACCCGACGTTCGCGCTCGTCGGCGACACCGACCTGATGAAGTACCCCGACACGATCGAATTCATCTGCACGAGCGTGTCACTGGGCAACGCGACCTTCACTGCGACGTCCAACCGGCTCAACGGCGCGGTGTCGATCATTGCCGCTCCGGTCACGTCGACCAACACCGCGGCGACGGTGTTCACGTTCACCAGCACCGACCCGAACCTGCCCAACTTCACGATGACGTGCGGTTCGACGATCTTCACGGCCACGGACAAGTTCCAGCTCGACTACATGCCGCTGGAGCCCAACGCGCTGGTCAACGGCAACCTCTGCCCGGACTTCGTCAACAAGCCCGCAGCGCGGTTCCGCATCACCGGCAACACCCACAACGTGATCACGGTCCAGACGGGTGACCTGACCACGGATGGCGCTGGAGCGGTCGGTGACCGCTGGATGGCGTTCTGGCCGATGCGGAACAACTGGACCGACACGCTGACCACGCTCACCGCCGCCAACGGCTATGATGCGCTGGCTGCTCTGTCGGACAACGACTACCTGACCACCGCGCTCAACCCACTCGCCAGCCCAGCGCGGCGGTTGCTCGTCGAGAACAAGGGCCTGGTCAAGGTCGCGTGCCCGGACCACCCCACCACGGCGGTGACCAAGCAGCTCCTCGCGTTCGCCGAGGCGCTGAACTGGCAGGGCCGCATCGAGATCCCGGACACCGTGCTCGCCGAGAGCGACGCGGTGGACTACATCAACAACACCATCGGCCGGTCGGACTTCGGGGTGGTGACGTGGCCGAGCTATGGCGATGTCCTGGACCCTGAGAAGAGTGGCCAGCTCAAGCGCACCCCGCTGACTGGAATGATCAATGGGCGCGAAGCTCTGGTGGCCAATCAGTTCCAGGGTTATCACAAGGCTGCCGCCGGCCTGGACGTCGTCCTGCCCAAGGTCGTCCAGCTGCCGACTGGTGACCTGATCTTCAACGAGGAGATCACCAATCCCCAGGGCGTGAACGTCGTCAAGCGCGTCAAGGGCAACATGATCCTCTGGGGTGACCGGACGATCTGCCTGGACCCGACCTGGAAGTTCAAGCACCAGCGCGAGCAGATGTCACACTACGAGAACCGCCTGCGCGAGGGCTTCGACTACATCATCTTCAGCATCAACAACAAGCGGACCTGGGCCCAGCTCCTGGTCACCCTCAAGGCATTCTTCCTGCCCGAGTTCGCCAAGGGGGCTCTGAGCGGCGACAAGCCTGACCAGGCGTTCGCCATCAAGATCGATGCGGAGAACAACACCCCGCTCGACGCGGCCAACGGCGATCTCAACTGTGACATCACCCTCAAGCTCGCTGACACCGTGGAGCGGTTCAACATCTCCATCGGCAAGGCTGGCATCTTCGACTCCGTCAGCAACTGACCGTCACCAAGGAGCATTGTCCAATGAAGGGTAGCATCCAACCGGGCCACATCCCGGTCAACAAGTACCAGCTCCTGGTGGTGGGCCTGCCACTGCTCACGCCGACCACGGTGTCTGGTATCGAGGAAGAGATCGCGGCAATCGACATGCCCGATCACACCAAGGTGTCCGGCGGCAACACCGGGCCGTCCGAGTGCACGATCATGATCCCGATGCACCACACTATCGAGCATGCGGCGATGGAGGCGTGGTTTGCCGAGGGACAGGACCCTGTCACCCCGACCTACAAGAAGGCAGCGAGCCTGATCATGCAGAGCGGTTCGCTCGTCGGCCCCACGCGCACCTACTCGCTCGTCGGCGTCTGGACCTGCAAGCGCAAGCTGCCGGACCTGGAGCTCAAGAACGACGGCGAGATGGCGCAGGCCGAGTGGACCCTGTACATCGATCAGGTCCTGCCCGGCTGATCACGGCGTACCATAAACGCAGCCTCACAACGCGGCTCGGTCCGCGAATTGGAGACCAGCGATGAAGACCAGATACGACAGTGAAGCAATCGCCACGCCAGAGTCCGAGCCGACGCTCCGCGTCGTGAAGGATGGCGACGACGAACCCGAGGAAACCGGACCGCGGTTCACCCTCACCACGCTCGGTGAGCTGGGGACCAACCTGCCCGTCGGGATTGCGGCTGGTGACTCGGCGCCGCGTGTGCGGCCGTTCCGGCTGCGCCCGTTCAACATGAAGCTCGAAAAGGAGCTGGCCAAGGTCCGCGAGCGCATGAAGCAGAACGCCAAGGGTAACACCGGCGGTAGCTTCGTGCGTACCGCGCTAGCGATGATGGTCCAGACCATCGGGCCGCACAACTTCGACGCCATGAAGGTGCCCGAACGCGAGCTAGTGATCAACCAGTTGTCGATGCCCGACGTTATCTACATGTATTTCTACGCTCGGCACAACGCGCTCGACAGTGAGCCAGTGCTGATGAACATCGGTTGCTCCAGCTGCAAGACCCAGTACCGCTGGTTTGGCGATCTCGCCTCCATGGACGTCAAGGTCCTGGACGACAAGGCCGCGATCACCCGCACCTACGAGCTTCGCGACCCGCTCACCATCCGGGGTAAGACCTGCAAGATCCTGACGCTCGGGCTGATCAAGTGGGACAGCTTCTGCCAGCCCGCGTTCGCCAATCAGGACTCACTGCAGAGCGCCGCCATCACCGCATCGATCCACGGCATCGTCGGGTTCGATCAGGCGCTGGGAACATTCCAGTTGCTGGACACCGACCTCGACGAGATGACCAAGGTCGACATGAATCGGCTGTCGGCCAACATCGAGGAGTACACCCCGGGTCCGCAGATGGACATCACCCCGCAGTGCCCGGTCTGCAAGCATGAGCAGCGGATGATGCTGGACTGGAGCTGGGACAATTTTTTCTCACGCTCTGCCCAGCGCTCGAACAAGAAGACCTGAGGCTGAGGTTCTTCAACCTCTGCTACTACATCCCAGGCTTCACCGCTGAGGCAGTCGACGAGATGGAACGGTCAGAGTGGATGAGCTACTACAAGCTCCTCCAGGCGCGGAAAGAGGAAGAGTCCAAGCCTTCCAAGAAGGAGTGACACATGTTCGAGAACATCGGCATCGGCGGAGTGCTCCAGTTCGAGAGCAAGGGTGCCGTGACGAACATGGGCATGGCAGAGCGCGCGTTCGGCGG